AGTAGAGTGCAAGAGAGCCTGTAATGTGGAGTGGATTTTTCCAACGATGTAGCTTTTTATTAAGTAGCTACAGAAACTTCAGGAGCAGCGCCTTCTACAGCGTTTTGTCTATGGGCAATAGCTGCTTCTTCCAGCTTGATCTTTGTAATGACCTCTTTAACTTTGTCATCAATTCTGACCATCTCAAGAGTGTATCTGTTATTATCCAGATGCTCCTGTTCCCACTTCAACTCCAAGGACCTTTTTGCTTTGTATAGGTCTTGTATCATTTATAACCTCTTCAAAAGTTATTCTATTAATCCTAGAATCATAATTGTTTCCAAGATCTTCCCATTTTATACTGTTTTCTCCTAGCTTGTCAAGTATAGCTAATTCTACAGCTTTTGCATTATCTTCGGCTAATATTTTAAATTTGGCATGATGATTGTAAGCAAAAATATTAATGAGAAGTTGTTTCATAGGTTTATCTTTCTTATTTCTTGAATGAGGCGGGATTGTGTCCCGCCTCAAAATTATCTATTAACTGATTCCAGGAGAACCGAAAATTCCTCTAAAGTCAGAAACACCAAATTGGTATCTTTCTCTAGCTTTGAATCTTAAGTTTCCAGTATCGAAGTCACCTTCCATAGCTGTTTTGATTGGTGTTCTAACGAAATGTTTCATTCCGTTTGGAACATCAGTGATAAGGAAGAACGCATTAGGATCAGTTAAGAAATTGTTCACTCTGTAACCTTGAGGAACCATTCCCATTGATCTGATTGCGTTGATATCATTATCAGCAGTTTGAACTCTGCCTTCTGATTTCATCAATCTTTCAGCTTGAAATTGTAGCGCAGAAGGAACAATCATTTTTGTTGCTTTCGCTGCAATTTTTAAACCTCTTTCATCAGTAAACGCTGCAATGTCAATAAGAGATTGCTCTAATGAAGTTTCGTTTAGGTCAGCTGCTGTAGCTAAAGTGTTTGACGTAGTACCAGCAATTGTTGGGTGAGCTGTGCTAAATAAATTAACACCATCCCCAGAAGTGAAACCACCTCCAAAACCATTAACCAAAGGGTTAACAGATTTAACTTGCTTAGTATTAGCCATACTTCTAGCTAACGCTTTTGTATATCTGCTTGACAGTCTGTCATACAGGTTATCTTCCACCGCTTCCTCAGTAATAGCGAAGGCAAGAGCCACAGTTTCCATAGTGTATCTTGCAGTGTAAGTTTCTTGAGCATTGTCAAAAACTACACCTGAACCTTCAGGTTTTACTTGAGCATTAGCGAAACCAGATAACATAACTTCTTCTTCAAAAGCTCTGTCTGATGTTTCTGTTGCATATATCTCAGCATGTTGGTTTTCGTAACGTTTGTATTCCAAGCCGAACAGCGCGTTCAAACCTGGCTCTAGTTCTTTAACTAGTTGTCCTCGTGATATAGCCATAATTTAATCTCCTATTCTGCTATTATACGCCGTTAGCTGTTTTCAAGAAGTGCTCATTAATCATTACAACAAAGTTTACGTGCGATGCACCTAAGTCATTGTTCTTAATGTCTTTTGAAACACCAACCACTCTTAATTGTGCTGTAGTAGAGACTAAAGTTGAGTCATCTAATTCAACACCTGAAAGGTGATCGTGTGTACTTCCTGCTGCATAAGTGATGTCATAGTTCATAAAAACATCAGTTTGTGCAGAAGCTAGTGTGTTGTCTGATTGAATCTCAAATCTCTCGTAAGGATCTGAAGATACAAAGCCTACGATATCTGTGGCTGTGTTACCTGCTAACAGATGGTTCGCAAACGTTGGTTTACTTGTATTCGCGTCAGTAAAGAAAACCCCGTTTAGAGCTCCTAGTAAAGAATCACCTGCCGCTGCTACTCCGATAGTTCCAGTGTTTAATGCTTTTACTGGATCTTGACCGAATATAGCGCCTGCTGATGCTGCAATACTAAATTCTGCTAAACCTTGGTTATCTCTATTTTGACCGATTTTTCCAATTGCTCTTAAGCCGAAAGGACTATCTTGGTTTGCCATAGTTTTTCTCCATTGTTTAATTTAAATGATGAACTAGAAATTGTTAAAAAACTATTTCTTCGTACCACCAAAAGTTACACGAGTATTTCTATCAACACTGATAGGCATACTTGGATGCTCTTCCTTTAGTAGATCGTTGTCAAAGGCATTTTCGTTATCCTGCGCTTGTTTACGATAGTAATCAGCGTATTGTTTTGCGATCTCTACAGATACTCTAGCGAGCACTAGGCCACCTTGACCGATCACTCCCTTGTATTTACCGTCTTGTACTACAGCATAGTCCGTTTCATTGTATTCATCCGCTCTTACTAGTTCAAAGCCAGATCTTATTCTGCTTTGTACGTTTTTAGAATCGTCGAATCCCATTGACTCAGCTCTAAGCCATCTGTGTACAAAACCTGCCGGTGCAGGGGGTGCATCTAATAAAGATGGTGGAGCCCAGACTTTTGGTCGAGATGTTTTTTCTCTAGTCTGACTCGCACGTGAAGTTTTTTTATCTTGATTTTCCATGCTTATACTCCTTCCGTGATTTTTAATTGTTCCGCATAGTCTTTAAGTGGCACACCTAATTTTTTAGCAATTGCTACCTGTGAGGGTGTGAGTTTCACAACTTTGCGACCTGAAGACTTATTTACTCGCGTAGCCGAAGCTACAGTTTGAGTAGGTCTAGTCGATTCCTGATTAACATTAGTATCAAACTTGTGCGGAAATTCAAGTCTTATTCTTCTATCTACCTCTGAATAATATTCTTCAGCTTCGGTATTAGGATCATATCCTTCAATTTCAGTCAATTGTCTGTGTATTACTTTTGCTCCCTCAGTCATTATCGGGTCTTTGTTAAACCATTCGTTTTTTCTAGCCCAATCTCTGGCTCTAGAATCAACTTGTCTTGGCATTTCCACTTCTTGTTGTTGAGGTTGTGGTACAAGAGTTTGAGCTTTCTGTTCAGCCTGTCTAGCTTTTAAATCTGCAAGTCTTGCTTCTTCATAACCTAGTCTTGAAATTTCTGCACTTGCAGCAACTTCAGCTTTAAGATCGCTTTCTTCTCTAGCTTTTGCAAGTTTTGCAACAGCCGCTTCCATACCTGATTTAATTCTATTCTCTTTTTCAGATACAAATCCTGTATCTAATTTTGCAAGTCTAGAACTTAACGCTTCTTTTTCAGCTAAAACACTTTTTGCATAAATCGTAGCTGCTTCTTCTCTTCGCTCCGACTCACGCATTTTTTTAGTTAGTTTAGCTATTCTTCTTTTTACTCCATCAGAGTATTCATCTAATTCTTTCTTTTTTTCTGTATTCTCTTCGCTAGCTTGAACATCAGTTGGCTCATTAGATTCCGCATTTGCGTCATCGGCGCTACCACCGTCTTCAAGTTTTGTTTCACGTTCGTTTTCATATGATTTATCCGTTCCTGGTGTTTTTTCTTCAACAATAGTTTGTTCAATTAATTCTTCTTTAACTGAATCTAACTCTACTTCGGCACCTGGTCCGGAGGTATCTATGTTAACTGGCTTGTCTGTGTCTTGCATAGTATTCTCCTATGGTTAAAATGTATGAAGTATATCTTCGGGTTTATCGATGGTTGCTAAAACTTCATCATCATTTAGCAATCTTACTTCCCCACCATCTATAGGTAATCTTGAACCCGCATAACGAGCAAAGATAACCCAATCTCCTTTTTTGCACCAAGGCCCTTCAGGAAATTTTTGTTTATCATAACAATATGGTCCCATCGAAAGGACGAGTCCACATGTAGATGCAACTTGTTGTCTTTCAAGTGTATCCGCTCCTAAAAGCAGACCACCTTTAGTTTTCTCTGGCATCTTAAAAGGTAAAACTAAAAGTCTCCAGCCAGTTGGCTGAGGTAACTTTGAAGTTTCTTTCGTTTTTAAACGTTCGTATCCATCAACTTCTTTTTGATGTTGTTCTTTATCTTCTTTTTCGTATTTTTCTGCCAAAGCGTTTTTATGCTTTGGGACTTCTATCTTTTCCAATATCGACGACTTTGCCGTTTCTGTCTTTTCCATTCGTTGCTCCTTTGTTTAGCAGGTTGGATATTTCCCCTGAAATGTATTGGTAGGCGTGGGCCTGTCCTAACATGTACTTGTATTTTTCCATATTGTCAACACCACCACTAACCATTGAGTCACCTATTCGTTGGTAACTTTCTTTTAATTGTTTTTGTATTTTAGTTATTAAGTTTAGTTCATCTAACATTTGCTTTTTTACCTTTATTTACACCTTTCTTAATTATGTAATCTTGTGTGCCATTCGCACCCGTCTCAACTTCTTTTTTAAGATTACGAAACAGATTTTTTTGTTTTTCTTCTTTTTCTTTTTTTAGTGAAAAAGCTTCCAATATTTTTGTATCTCTCATTACACCAACTATCTATAAAAAGCGATATGTTGTCAAGACCTGCAAAGAATCGGTAAACTAATCTATCTAACATTTCCATCTTCTTCTAGCCTGACGTAGTCTAGAATTAGGATCTTTAGCAGCTTTAGGAAACTGTTTCATTTGACCTGCACTTCTTGCACAATACGACTTTCTACGTTTTGCAGCAGTAGAACCTTTTTTAACTTTTCCAGTTACTGCTGTTTTTAATTTAGAACCAGGGTTAGCTGCTCTATAAGCTTTAACACCTGCTTCTGTCATTCCTGCACCTTTATCAGTTGCACGGAAATTCTTTTTATTTCTTTTAGGCATTACGTCACCACCTCTTTTAAAACCTTGAAGCATCTTGCCGTAATATTTTTTATAACTTTGATTTTCTCCAGGACCACCTTTTATAAAACTACCATCATATTTTGTGTTGGGCATTTTCATATTATTCCTCCAATTGCTTTTCTATCTCGTTTAGAAAACGTTGCAACGTTGGTTGGTTTAGGTCCAGTATTAGATACTGCTCGTTTTCGTTTGACAGCACTCGCCTTTTGCCCACTTGACATCTGTGTGGCTTTTGCAAGTGGGACGCATTTTGGATAAGCTCTTTTGCTTCCCTTCTGTCTCCCACAAGGTTGATATTTTCCATTTTTCTTTGGAGCTCCAATATCTACCCATTTCTCGTCGAGCCATTTTTTTAATCCACTCATGAATTCTTTCCATAAGCGTTTCCTTTACCTTTAGTAGCTACTTTACATATTCCACCGCCGGCTTTTTTAGTCCGACCTACTTTACCTTTGCAATATTTAGATGCCCAGATATTTGCGTATGCACTTGGGTACACGTCAAATTTTTTCTTAGCAGCAGCTTTTCCTGCAGGACAAAGTTTAGCCATTATCTCGCTCGCATTCCTTTTTTGTAACCCATTCGTTTTGCAACTGCTGGAGCTACCTTTTTAAGTTTTCTTATGCCTTTACCTTTTTTACCTTTTGGAATTGGTTTTTTCATAATTAACCTTTTTTAAGTTCTTTAACTATTCTTTTCTTTTCAGCTTTAAGATTCTTCTTCCCTTTTCTAGTTCTTGCTTTTTCAGCATCAACTCTTCCAAGTTCTTCAAGTCTATTCATACGCTTAGTATTTTTTTTAACCTTGCCGCCTTTTTTATACATAGCTCCACCCTTCATACCCATATCGTCTTTGTAGTATCCTGAAGCCATATCTTTTCTAGCAGTAGACATTTTTCCACCACCCATTGCTTTTGCTCTTCCACCAATAGCATATCTAGTTCTGCCTGGTCTTACTCCGTTTTGTCTCATTTTTTTCCTCCGTTTTTAAAGATTTGTGTTCCCTTAATTCCAAAAATACTTCCCACGACGAGGATCCAAAGGGTACTGAACCAAGTCGGGAGTGCCGCAAAATGCTCGAAGAAAGTTTTTACCTTATCGAGAGCGCCCGGATCGTCCGAGAAGACTCCCCAAGCGAGCACAATTATTGGCGCCGACAAAATTACGAGAACGAACTCATCCTTGTAGTCATTTTGACGTGCCTCTAACAACTTGCCTTGGTATTGTTCTTCACCTCGAGCTTGTCGTTCAGCGTGCAATAGCTGTGCATCGGACATTGCGACTTTTGCCCTCTGCTTGTTAGCATAAATTTTACTACCTGCAGAGACAGCTAATTTAATTGCTGATAACCACATGTTAGTACCAAGTTGCTTTTTTACTTTTAGATTTTAACATTCTTTTAGTTCCTCTAACTTCAACTTCATCTCCAACACCTATTTTGTTGAACACTCTATCTTGGTTTGTAAGGATAGTAGATCTTGGATCTGTTTCAGTTCTAATTTCTGGAGTTGTAATCTCTACACCACCAGTTGCATTAGAAGAAGCAACAGTTCCTTTACTACCATAAGAAAGTTTATTTTTTAAATCTGCCATATTTTCTCCTTCAGGTTATTATATTTACTTTTTCTTAAAATTTCTACCAAAATCGTGAATCTTACTTTGGTTAGCCATTTCTTGTTTTGCAATAGATGTAGCTGCTCTCAACTCTGCTAGATCTTCGTTCTGTTCAAGCTTTTCATCCTTGTTTTGTTGGTTCATAAAAGCTTTCATTCTGTCAAGATTAATTTTTTCTTGAGATTGTTGTGCTTTTGTGAAGTCATCTTGTGCTCTGATATCTAATTCTCTAGCTTTTAACTTAGCAATAGGGTCATTTCCGTATTCACCCATTAACTGAGTCTCTTCTTTAGCAAAATCTTCGAACATTTCTGCAATTAGAACTGCTTTTCTAGACTCTATCTGCATATTTACGGCCATCATCTGTTGTTGCATCTGTGGATCTTGTGCTAAAGCAGGATTTGCTTGCATTTGTTGTTGCATTTGTTGAATCATTAAAATTTGATCTTTAAATTCTACTTCAACTTGCTCTAATGCCATCAAACTTATGTGTTCAAAAATATTTTTTTGCATTGAAGCAGTTACCATTGGGTTTCCTCTAGCCATCGAAGACGACATAAAGTTTAAATGGGCTGTAATATGTGCTTGATGATCTTGTCCTTTAAATGCTTGAAAAGGTTGTCCACTTAAAGCTTGAATAGCTTCAATAGATGGGTCCATTGGTTGTGGTTTTGGAACTGGTTTTAAAACCATATCAATATTTTTTACACCCAACGCTTCATACATAGCACGATACGCATTATACAAATTATGCATTTGCGGATTTGATTGTGCTAATTGTAATTCAGCTTGAGCAATTGATATTCTTTGAGTTTGAGAAAATATATTTGGATCTGCTACAGGTAAGATATCTATTCTATCATCAAAATCTTGTTGCTTAATATTTCTTTGACCACCTACCACATCATAAGGATACTCTTGTGGTAAATATGTTTTAAATACTCGAGCAAGCATCTTGAACTCATTCTTAAGACTCACATAAATTCTTTTGTGAATCGCAGACATTGTTCTACTTCCTCGCTCCAACAAAGCTACTGTCGTTCCCACTGCTGCTTGTTGATTCCCGTCACCTACTTGAAGGTCAGCTATGGACGCGAAACGCTGTCCAGCTGATACAACGACACCCATAAGCTGTAACAAAGTTTGTGAAGGCTCTTTGAATGGTAATGCCATAAAGGCATCTTTAATGTTTCCACCTGGAGCATCCACATCTCTAAATTCACCTGGAGTAATAGATTGCGCGTCATCTCTGATTCTGATGCCGCGCATCTTAAATCCTGCTGGCAAATTGGAGAGAGTACCAGCATCTAGTAAAGATCTTAAGGCAGCTGTGGCTGTTCTTGATAATCCACCAATCATGTGAATTAAACCAAAACCATAAAAACCTAAACCAGGTAAAAATTTAAAATGTACAAAGTAAGAAATTTTCTTTTTTAACGGATCATTAATTTCGTAGTTTCTTCTAATAGATAAAACTTCACGTGATGCTTCTTCAAGGGTTACAATGTAAGGTAACTTAATTCCAGTAGGTTGACCATCTTGTCCTCGGTCCTCGAACCCCTCTAAATCTAAATCGACATGAAATTCTAAAATATTGTAGATATCTTCATTTTGTGTTTTTTGTATTCCCTCTAACTCTCGTTCTTTTCTCTCAAGATCAGACTCTGTATCTGCAGGAGATCCAAGGTCCACGTCTCTGTAGAAACCATTCACTTGTTGTTTTCTTAAATCATTCTCTTTGGTTTTAATCACATGGATCACGGCCGTTGCATCTTCTAAAGATGTTGCAGAATATGGAACTACCAAATCTTCTGCAGGTACAAATTTAGAAACTGCTCTGCCTAAAAGATCGTCGTAATAAACTTTCTTAAAAGCAGATCCAGCAAGAGGTAGATAAAATAACAATTGATCGAATTCAGGTTCGTATTCCTTCATCTGATCCATCAACTGCCAATTCATAAAATCTTTTACTCTAGTTGATTGCATTTCTTTTTCAGGAGATGGTGCACCCATAATTTGAGTTCTAATAGGTCCATCTGCCGGCAATAATTCTTTGTAAGCTAACGCTTGAAATTGTGTGACTGCTTCTGCAAGAACTGGGTGAGTTGCACCTGCAGCTCCATTGAAAGGTTCTGTTCTATCTTCATATTTAAATCCTAAAAGATCTAGTCCAGTTATGTAACTGTGTTCCCATTCTTTACGAGACTCTTTGTAGTCCATGTAGTTTTGATTTAATTCTGAACCCAGAGGACCTAATATTTCCTCTGGTAATAACTCGGCTAAATTGTCAAAGTGGTTTTCACTTTGTGCTTGGTTAAATGCTCCAGGTTCAAAATCAATCTCTACACCGCCATCTTCAGTGGGAGTAATTTCTGCTTCACCAGGGTTTGGTAATGATTCGGTAATTTCTTCTTGGACCTCAACTTGCTCTTCGGGCCCTGCTATTTCAACCGTTTTTGTTACGTCGGTTAATGCTTTGTCTATGTCTGCCATTTATTTTCTCCAATTTATCTTGTTTATATGCTTTTGATTCATTAATCAAGCCTTGTGGGTTAGGCCCACTAAGGGGAGGTATTTGATCCCTTTTCACATAAGGCATGTTTTTAGTAAG